CGTCCTCGCCGAGACCGCCCTCAACATGCACTGCTGGGGTGAGAACCCGGTCGTCACCGCTAAGCTCCAGCTTAACGGCCAAGACCGCTTCTCTGAGCGTGAGGGCACCTACTTCGACCTCGTCCAGCCGTACCAGTCGCACACTCGCTCGCCGGACACTGGCGTCAACGTTTACTCGTTCGCCCTTCGCCCGGAGGAGCACCAGCCGTCGGGCTCGTGCAACTTCTCGCGCATTGACAACGCGACCCTTCAGCTTGTCCTCTCGAACGCCACCGTTTCGGGCACCCACACTGCCAAGGTCCGTGTCTACGCCACCAACTACAACGTCCTCCGTGTCATGTCGGGTATGGGTGGTCTTGCCTACTCGAACTAGATCTATTATCTAGTTTTAAATTTAAAAATTTATATCTAATAAATATCATATTATTAAGTAATAACAATATGATAACAAAAAGCAATTATGATTACAAACAGTAACTATGATAAAACCGGCAAATATGATATAATAAATACTTATTAACTAATAAACAATTTTAATATAAAAATATATATTCATATGAATATATAATATGCAAATTTTTATTAAAACACTCACAGGCAAAACTATCACATTAGATGTTGAGCCATCCGATACCATTGAAAATATTAAGCAAAAAGTTCAAGATAAGGAAGGCATTCCCCCCGATCAACAACGTCTTATTTTCGCCGGAAAGCAGCTAGAAGACGGACGCACACTTAGTGATTATAATATTCAGAAAGAATCTACTCTTCATCTTGTCCTCCGTCTTCGTTAAAAAAATAATAGTTTAAAATAAAAAAAATAATATTAAATATTTTTTTTATTCAAAATAATTCAAATGCTTATCGTAGTGGTCTTGATATACAAATTTTTCATTTCTAATAATTTTAGTAAAAGATACTAAATCGCATTTATAGTCACTGTAAACATTATCTTCCAAATTTGTCATTATTAGACAATTATTAACCTCACTATAACTATTATAATTATCATTTAGAGCTGGCATTACCTTTTCATTTACTTTACTGGGCTTTACATATGTAGAACCATAACTCCGAAGATAAGGAGACACATAAATGGAACCTTGTCTCGGAGTTGGCGATATATAATTATTTGTTTCTTCATTTTGTATTAATTCGTTATTATGTTGTCTCTTTGTATCCTCATATATTAAATATGTCATACCAGAAATACTTGTAAATGAAACACCCGACAACAATAACTTTCCATATGTATTTCCGTTCATATATATAACTATATATATTTTGTTTATATAGTTATATTATATTGTTACGTGCTATTATTAAAAAGCTTTGCCATATTCATAACTTCTTTTTTATTTTCTTCTTCACTGAATAATTTATATATTAATTCGTCATCTCTAAATCGTATGGTATACTCCTGTTGAATACTATTTCTACCTATTCTACCCATAGATTGTATACACTTTTCTTGTGTCATATTTCCCATATCTTTACTTATATAACCGTGGACAAATTGATAATTTGTACCATAAATATAATCCGATGATGCAATTATCAAATACAATTTTTGTTCTTGTGCTAATTGTTTCATAATCTCAATATAACTAATACTTTTGTGTGTAGTAAAAACACCAATCCCCATCATTAACAAAATCTTCCATATATTTTCGATATCATCTATCAACATAATTTTCTCTATTATATCTTCATTTATATCGCAAGTATATGGGATTTGTGTTTCATTACTTCCGTGAATAGATAAATGTTCATTACTATTTGGAATATAAATAGGATCTAATTGAACTGTTTCTATACATTTTTCTAACTCTTTTATATCATTTAATAGACGCTTCATTTCTGGTGCTACTCTACCATCTGCCATTTTTTTTTCTTTATTTTCATCTTTTTTTGTCCCATCTTCATACAATTTCTGTAACGTATTTATCTTATTTTTAATCGTGTTATTATAATTTATGACTTTGAATATGTTGTTGGTTATTTCATTTGGAATATTTGCTTCTTGAAGACAGAATCGAGCAATTTTATCTACGTTTTCTGCTAAAAATATAGTTGGACCACCTGTTAATGTTTTTGCATCACTTGTTACAATATGAATATTGGATTTATGATATAATTTTTTATCGTTTTTAATACTATTATATACATGGTCCCAATATTCTGGTTTCAGATTACTCAATAGTTTAAGATAATACAATTTTATATTTGACATTGTAACCATATTAATATTTTCAAAATTATTTTCTATTGAATATACGTCGCTTTTATAATATTTATTTTTATTAATGTGCAATATAAATTTAATACATTCCTCCAAATCAATATAACGGAGTAATGTTTTATATTTATCACAATGTTTACTAATTTTAATAATATCTTTATAATTTTCACTCATATAATGAGGCATAACAACGTAACCATTCTTATTTATTAATGGGATGCTTTTATTACAATCATAACTCACAATAGTATATATTTCGGACCCTTCAAATTTACATTTAAAATCACATATGGTTTCTTGCATATCTTCATATTGAGGTAATGTAGCCGATGACAAGACAACATTTGGTATAAGATTTTCCTGCCAATTTTTTTGGATGATACTATGAAATTCATGTTCATCGTAATCTAATGTAATAGTTGGTTCATCCCAATATAAAATTATATTTTCTTTCTTGTTAAATGCCAACATATAATACATAGCTGGTAAGTAAGATTTAATATCACTAATGATTATTTCAACTTTATCACCAACTGTATTATCAACACGTCCAACTCCTCCCGATCTTTTATTAACACTATAATCCTTTGCTGCATAATAATGTAATCTAATATCTTCGGCGTCGTTACATCCAAATGCAAATGCCACTTTCTTTTGCATCGATATTGCATATTTAGCTAATGATAGACCAACATGACGCGCGGCACATAAGAATATTACCCTATATTTTTCCGATAATCCAAGTGGTGACATAGTTTTTCCGGTTCCAGTGGGAGCTATATATTGAATTAATTTTGGATTTTGATACTTACAATATGAAAATAACTCTTTTTGATGATTGTATAACTTATTATCGCAATATTTAAAAATAAACTTGTTTTTTTCTATAATTTCAACTCCCATTTCTATTACTTCCACCAGATTTACACTAGCTTCGAGAATATTTAATATATTTTGCACTTCCTTTTTAAAAACACCATTAAACAAAAGAATATTGTATTCAATAAATCTAGATATTGTATAATAATAATATAACCATTTTTTGTCGTTTTTATTTTTATATTTAAACATTTTATTAAATAAATCCATAACAATAAACTCGACTATATCATTTTTATTCTGATTCAATAATTTATCAGTATTATTGAATCTAATTTGGTCGGCCTTTTTAATATTCGCATTATTAACGACATTTTTAACCATTTTTGTTTCATTAAATTTATTGTAAATTGTTAATAAATCATCTTGTAAATATTTATTATAAATATATATATCCAAATTTTCGGAATACGACACCTTCAAATAAGCCATTAGTGATAATGATTTATTAACACTAATATTAACATTGTTAAATCCATTAGTTATAAGATTACATACATATTTTTCTTGTATGCTAATCGGTCTTTCAATGCTATTCCATTCGGTTTTAGTTAATTTATTCTGATTAAAGTCCATACTGTTAGTATAATATATACTATAATACATTAAATCAATTTTAAATTGATTTAATTATATACTATCAAATATATACAGTAAATGGCTTCTATGATAAATAATGCTTCAAAAATATATTCTATTGAAGGAAATATTGGTTCAGGTAAATCAACTATTATTAAAATATTGAAAGAACACTTTAAAAGTAATGATAATATAATCTTTTTACTAGAACCAGTTGATGAATGGAATACTATATGTGATAATGATAAAACAATCCTTGAAAAATATTATGAAAATAAAAAACAATACGCGTTTTCATTTCAAATGATGGCGTATATATCGCGTCTTTCACAACTCAAAGAAGCACTTAAAAAGGGTTATGATTATATTATAACAGAGCGAAGTATAGCAACTGATAAAAATGTTTTTGCAAAAATGTTATATGATGATGATGATATTGATGAAATAAATTACCAAATTTACAATAAATGGTTTGATGAATTTATAAAGGATATTCCACCAATTAATTATATATATATTAAAACAGATACCGTTATAGCAGAAGCACGTATTGTAGAGAGAGCAAGAAAAGGTGAAAATAAAATTGCTTTTGAATATTTACAAAAGTGCAGTAATTATCATGAGCAATGGTTCAATTCGATTACTAATTATTTAAAAATAAACGGTAATATTAATCTGAATAATGAACCATCTTACATAAATGAAATTATTAGACAATTTGATGATTATATACAATTCAAAAATACACCCTACTATATATTGATGTTTGACGGTGGTAGCAGAGGTAATCCTGGTCCTTCTGGATGTGGATATGTTATATATGATCAAAACAATAAAATAATTCACGAAGATTCTAGATACTTGGGTATTCACACTAATAACTACGCTGAGTATATGGGTGTAGTCGAAGGTATTAAAAAGGCAATCGAATTAAACATTCAAGACCTAATAATCAAAGGCGATTCTTTATTAGTAATTAAACAATTAAATGGTAGTTACAATGTAAATTCTGAAAATCTAAAGCCATTATATGAAAACGCGCGTTCATTAACAAAAAATATTAAAAGAATTCAATATATTCATATCAAAAGAGAGATGAATACCGCAGCCGATAAATTAGCTAATATTGCGATGGATAATAAATAAATTTATAAATTTATTATTTATTTTATTATTTTATAATTTTATTAATTTTCAAGCAATTTTATATTTATTTTTTTATTACCTTTGTAAGCAAGGTGATCATTAGTCTTTGATGTTGTTGGAAACAAATCATCTCCGTAAATATCTTGTAATAACAACCATTCGAATAAACCTCCAATATAAATATATATATTTGCAAATCCCAATCCTAATAATTGTTTATATTTATCATAAATATTATTATCACACGAATTCTCTCCGTATATTATTATTGTTACATCATAATTCCCTTCAGATATTAATTTATTAATGACAATTACTTCATCGTCAGCGGAGAGTGTATTTTTAATTAAACACATTTGTTTATCTTTATTTAGTGTATTAATCATTATTTTATTTTTAATAATACTTTCTTGTATATCCTCAAAATTAATACTATTAATTTTTAAAGAATTACCCATTTATATTAAAAATAAAACACAACATTTAAATAATAATATATTTAATCAAATTTTTAATCAAATTTAATTGTTACCTCTACTTTTTCCTCTTTTATTGTCTTCGATGCAGAAACGGATAATTCTTCACGCTTTTTTCTTGTCTTTGAATTATTATTAGTAAAATTTATTTTTCTCTTAGATGTACTATTACGATTATTCATATCTTTTTCTATGTCATTATAATTATTGTTAATATAATCTATTATTTCATTTTCCATTGCCCATTTAAAAAAATTCAATTGTCCTATTGTTGTTTGAATTAACTGATTATTATGATAAGGAATATTTACACGTTCCCATCTACAAAATGGATCAAATCTTTTCTTAGAATAAGCCTTTAATTTTAATTTATAATCATTGTATACCTTAAATCTACCACCACCTTTGTTTAATTCATAAACTGTAAATTGTTGTTTTGCATAATTAGTTACAAACCAGTCTACAATACGCAATGAAATTGGCGAATGTCCGTTTATTATACTAAGCATAACGTCTAAATTGTCATCTTTATTATAAAATTCAATTAAATTATTGAGTAATAAACTATTTTGTGTTGTATATGATGTCATTTATTAAACTATTGAAATAATCATTTTAAATACTTATTTTAATATTTTAATATTTTCATTTAAATATTAATTAAAAATTTTTATTTTTCAATACTTCAATAATTTGAATTTTGAGGTGTTAGAAACTCTTGTTGAGTACTAATTACGTCAATGTAATTATTATTCATTAGAAAAGGATTATCACACACTTGTTTTATCATTTCTCTCTCATTAAGTTTATCATTTGCTAATTCACGTTTTGTAATGCTGTCGCTTTTTTCTATTGATATATTCTTTTCGCTATTACTATTATCTTTCAAATAAAATTCTTTATCATTTTTACTTGACTTGTATGGCTTAGTTCCATCAGTCCATGACAATTCATTCATTTACATATAGTGATACAAATTTATTTTAAATTATACTAATATATATAATGAAATTTAATTTTTTACATAATAAAAACATACAACTATCGATAATAGGAATTTTATTTATTTTATGGTTTTTTTTTCTGGGAAAAAAATGTCCATGCGGATATAAAAATATTTCCAAACGTAAAGGATGTTATCGATTTGAAATATTTGGTGTTCAAACTAATCATTTATACTTTTTTGCTTTTTTAGGTTATTTTTTTAGCGATTATTTTTATATCATACAAAGTGCTGGTATTTTGTGGGAGTTATTTGAAATGTATTTAGATTATAATGAAAAAATTGCTTTTTCAATAGGCGGATGCTTAGCTAAACCAGATTATAAATTATCAAATAAATGGTATTATAATTATTTAATTACAGAAGGTAAAGAAAAATATCTTAATCCTATTGATCGTTTATTTGGTATTAAAAATTCTAAAAAACACGGATGGCATGGTTCTATTGCTGAAATATTTGTTAATTTCATTGGTTTTGGTATTGGTTCGTATGTTCATAAAAAGTTTAATATGTATGAATATAGTTCAACAATTTTTATATTTATAATAATTCTTTTAGAATTATTATTTTAGAATTATTATTTTAGAATTACTTTCAACTGGTTTAAAATGTATTTATTAATTTTTATTAATGAATACTAATTTATCAATAAAACGAACCTTTTATATTTCTTGCGATACATTTGGTGGTTTCAAAAGAACCATCGAAATAAATGATTGTAATAGCATACAAGATATAATAAACCGAATGATTTGTTTGTTAGAACAATTTTTAAGTAGAGAGGACTTATATAAATTAAAGGAAAAATTACAATCAATAAAACACATATTCCATATTCACGATTATGATTTTGGACATATGCTATTAAATGATGAAATATACTACATATGTAATCATGGATGTGGTGAAAAAATTGAATTAATATAATATATTTATGACATTACAGAATGATGGCTGGGAAAATATATATTGCGTCTATGAATATGCGTGGGAAATGGGCAGACCCAATATGTGATAATTATATTAAAATAAATGTTACTAGTGCACAGGCAAAAAAAAGTAAAAATAGAATTCATTTTAGTCCTATGACTGAGATTCAATGTGGATATAATGGATATTGGAATTTTGAAAGTTATTGGCAATCTGGGAAAGTGTTTGAAAATATTCCTATCGAAACTACAAAAAAATGGTGGAGAGAATTAAAAGAACCTAAACGAAGATATCCGAAATCAAAAGGGAAAAAAGTTTTGTACGCTTTATTTGATGATAACGACGAAAAAATGGATTATGTAACATCGCGAAAAAAAGTATATGTTCCACAATATTATGATTTGATAAAAGATAAAGATATTATTGAAGAATATAAACAAATATTAATGACAGGAAAAAATATTATTATTTATGATTTTGATGGACCAAGACATATTAATGGTAATGTATTATGTCTTGAGTTGACAAACGATTTATTGATTGATAAAATAAACGATACTAGACATCCTTTTGGACATGGATATATAGTGGCGAGTTGTATTAATACTATACACCCAAGTAATTATATTAACTAATACTATTAACTAATACTATTAACTAATACTATTAACTAATACTATTAACCTAGTTTACTTATCTTTAATTGTTTTGTAAAAACAAAATCCTTTGAATTCTTAACACGCCGTTGTAAATTACATTTCAAACAAGATATAACTGTGTTTATATCACTATGACATTTATCGTTATCTATACGGTCAAGTGTCCATTGTTGTTGATCTCTCACAATTTTATATAAAATTTTAACATTTTTACAACAATAGTAACATTTTAATTTACAAGAAACTAATTTTTCTATAATATTATCTGCATTTATCAATAGTAATTCATTGTATATTTCTTTTTTAATGTCTTGTGTTTTATAACCGTTAATTTTTCTACTAATTTCACTTTTAATAGATTTACTATAATTATCGCCGACATTCATATAATATCTATTAATAGACGCAATTTGTTCTTTAAATGTGGGTTCTTCATAATTAGCTACATTTCTCTCTTGTTGTTTTTTATTTCCATCAAGAGATTCTATATTATGTTTTCCATTAATAATAATTTTTTTCATAATATTATAAACATACAATATTAAAAGAGGTTAAACTTAATTTTTTAATAATATATAATGAATGATAATAACTGTCAAGAGTTGAACGATATCAGATATAAAACTATGTTTATTACGGGAGGTGGTATTAACAATAACAATATTATGGAAACTGGAAATGAAAAAAACATAAGTGTAATACTGGACAATGAATTGTTAAAAAATAAATCAGAACCGTGGAGCAAATTAAATAAAACTGCTAAAATTTTAAAAATAAAAGACTACATTAACTTATGTGCTGTGAATAATAAATTAAATGCAGAAGAAAAAAATAATCTTGAAAAATATTTATTAAACTCTCTTGACAGAAAAAGACTGACAAATTTGAAAGATGTTCAATATGATAAAGATAAAGGATTTATTAAAAATATACCTATGTTACAATTTAATACTACCACTCGTAAATTTACTCTTAAAAGAAATGAAAAACGCACATCAACTGTAAAACATTTGACACAAACAACAAAAACAAAAAAAGGTATTAAAACAAGCAAGAAGGATATCAAGAAGGATATAAAAAAAGATATCAATAAAGAAACCAAGAAAGATACCAAGAAAGAAACCAAGAAAGAAAAGGATAAAAAAAAAGATAACGATAAAGGTAAATAGATTAATTTTTTACTATTATTAAAAAATTAATATGAAAAATTGAATAATATTAAAGATATTATAACATTTAATAGAACAAACATGGAAAATTATATTGATGAAAGGGATTTTCTTGATTTAATAGAAAGTTGTCTTCATTTAATTCATGATATAATATTGAATGACCCTATGATATTTTCCAACCCAGATATTAAAAATATCATAGTTAATAATATTACAGATTTACTATCGTTACAAATAGAAAACATAGAAAAATATAATATAAATTATATCATAAAAATATCTATGAATTATTATTTCTCTTATTTTTATCCGTGTAGATCTTATCCAAATACAAGGATTTTGAAAAAACCAAATAATAATATCATTGAAAACAAAATAGATTAC